TGACGGTTTACTCATGTCAGAGATTCCTAGCCCTGACAGCCAGTTTAATCCAGCAATTGCGTTCGAGTCTAGCGTTATTCCACCAACGTTGAGTTGTGGCTCATAACCTTGATTAGATTTAGGATCAGCACTTGTTCCAGGTAGGCTTCGATCTGTTAAATTCTCAACTAGAGAACTATTTGGAAGTTGTTTAGTAATGTAGTCAGCGAATGTAGGTACAGGAGCACCACCGAGTCGAACATCCTGAGCAAATGCACCCTTAGGGGCGGTACCAATTTCAATAGGTGCTTTGAGCGCAGGGTTAAGGTTACCCATCAGCGTGCTCTTAATAGCACCCGGGTTATCTACGTTGAAGTAGCCATCAAGAATATCTGCACTAGGAACACCAGTTTTCATACCAAAGTAGCCACTGTCGGCATTACCTAGTACTGGACCCTGACTAGTATTTTCCATCCATGACGGGAATAGTTGATCTAGCGGGAACGGGTCACCAAAACCATTCTCTAGATCAATACCATTAGCCTCTGCCAAAGCATACATTGCCTTGGGATATAGCAATGCACGGCCAGGAGTCATTACATGGGCTTCAACTACTAGAGGAATAGCCTTACGCATCCAGGAATAGAACAGCACTCCACGTCGCATTACCTGCTGCTCAAAGCGTGAGTAGTCAGAGCCGTCAGGGTGCCATTTTCTGACCCTCATAGACGCTGCAACGCCTACCTTGTCTAATGCTTCTTCAAAGGAATTAGCAATTACAGTAGGGTTATTCTCTAGTGCGTATGTGAAGTGGGCTGATCGGTGGTAATGGTCCCGAACCTCAGAAAGTTTTCCGGCTGCCTTATGTACTTGTCCTGCCTTAACTCCACCATTAGTGAGTTTTTCGGCGTAGTGCATTGGGTTAATATGACGTAAGCCACCACTAATACCAGACCGAGTAAAATCAAAGCCTGTGTTTGTCGCCATCCCCAAGTCTTCAAGAATCTGGTACGTCGGGTAGATGCCATGAGCATATCCTAGCCTAAAGGCTTCCTCGGCATTAAGTTCTACTGTCTCGGTGGTTCCGTTCGGCTTACGCCAGGTAAACTTAGTTACAGGCTTACCTGCGGCTGTAGCAGTAATTTTAGCCAGTGATTCAGGGTCCCAATCAGCGTATGCGCCGCCTCGGGCTGACATGACTTTAAGACCCTTCTCATACCACTTAGGCGAGAACATTCCATCCATCATTCCTAGCCAAGTGTCACCATAAGTATTACGGAGGTGGTGACCAGGACGATAAATAGTAAGTTGGGTCTTGTACATATGGGTGACAGCGTCAAATGTCCTAAGGACCTTGTTATTGCTGGCAGGCTTAATTAGTTCGTTAAGTGTGTTATCAAGCACCCGTAGTTCTTTAGCAATGTCATCAGGGTAGTAAAGGTTAGGATCAATTACTTTAGCAACACGACTTCTACCCCCAGAGTCAGTAATTCGGACTAACCCTGGCTTATAAGTTTTTTCACCAAATAGTTTACTGATTCGTGAGCCCATTAGCATTTCTGAATAGGCACCCATACCAGCAGCATAAGTCTTAGAGAGAAGTGCTAGTGGGTCATCAACATTCTCCCATGAACGCCATGAACCCATAGCCTCGTCGTAATTTTTTCCGACGAATCGATACTTGTCTCCAACCCCAAAATGTCCGAGTTTCTCATTAATATGGCGAGGATCGATACCCATTCGAGCCAATTTACCGATTTTAGTATCAGACGAGAATGCCATATCAATGACATTACGTAGTTCGACAGTCGCAGCCTTGACCCGAGGATTACTAACTAGTTGATCATGGCCAGTCTGAACACGATAGAACGCCTCAGAGATTTCATCCTTGGTATATGCCTGACTAATCTTACCTAGTTGTTCATGGTACTTATAGGCCAGAGTCTTGGTCATTGACTCAGTACCTAGAAGAATAGGTCGAACATCCTTATTCGCTACATGAGGGAATAGTGCTCGAACCTGAGCAATACCATTGGAAAGTTCCAGAAGATCGTTAAGATCAGCGGTAGGGACCAAATCATCGAAGATTTCACCCATTTCTTGCTCAGCAGAGTCAAGTGATTCTTTAACTGCTGCAATCTTGTTACCCTTAGCAGTTGCTTTTCCGACAGCCGCCTGTACTTCCATTTCAGGAAGAGGGAGTGACTTTTGTGCAACCTCGGTAAGATTAGCAAGAGCCTGCTCAGCAGCACCCACAGGAGGAATTTCACCAGAGGCTTTAACTGCGGTTTCAACAATAGCAGGTAGGTCTGTAGCAATTTGTAGAAGATCGGTACCAATTCCGTCTGTAGCCTCTACAGCCTCGGCAAATGACTTAAGTGTACCAAGTTCTAGTTGCTTAACCTTACGACCGTACTGAATACCATAACGTGCTGAGTTAGTTTCCATCTTCTGAGCAATGGCAGGTGCAGCATTAAACAAATCACGCATGAGCCGATAGTGCTCAGTATCAGCGATTGTCTTACCCATAGGGTTATTAGCAACCATCCGAGAATTAAACTCATTGTAGTTACTAATCTTATCTCCCTGTCGGCCAATATTAGCCGCCAGAATACTATCAACTTCTTTATAGGCTGCCGCACCAGCAGCATCATCGGCACCAGAGCGCACATACTTGACAAGTTCTTTAGCAATATCCAACCAAGCAGTCATAGGAATTGACTTTTGGTTAGTCATAAAGTAGTTCTCTACGTGATGTCTTGGCATAGCCGACAGAACATCATGGAGACTTAGAGGCAAACCTGATTTACCAGAACCTAGAATCGGCTCAATACCCTTTGCCCGCAGAGTATCATCAGCGGCTTTCATCATAGGCATAAGCGTGTCATACATTGCTGTACGTCGTGCCCGCTGAACTTCATTGAAGATACCACGAGGTGCGTTCTTAGGGGTACGGAAATTAGGACCAAGAATCTGCACAGCGTTGCGGATAAGTCCGTTAGTCAGTGTGATTGCATTCTTAGAGTTGAACGAATCGAACTGAGCCTCTTGAAGTTTCTCTGATTTCCGGGCGCCACTAGGTAGTGTAACCTTAAATTTTTCAAGGACACGAGTAATATCACGGCTAGTGTAGCCCTTTAAAGAATCAACTACTCCTGCTTTTTGTGCATCAGTCAAAGCCGCCTGAGTACCAGACTCATCTAATAGTGTAGTATTTCCACCCTTGGCATCGTCTACAATTTCCTTAGCAGGCTTTACACCTTGGTTTGCTAGGTGTTGTTCAAAGGATTGCCAGGGGTTTTCTTCCGGAGCAAGTGGTCCACGCTCAAAAGTTTTAGGCATAGCAAAATCCAGCACGCCCTGACCGGGCGATACTGCTTCTGACCCTAGGGATGGGACCCCCGGAACCTGAGGTGGCCGCTCCGGTCCAATGGTGGACGGGACGCGGGTGTGTGGGAGGGCAGGCTGCACCCACTGAGGCACCGTGACAGCCGGGATATTTTCAGTAGCGTTGGCTTGTTTATCCGTATTACGGATTAACTGCTCAGCGACATTATCAGGGGCTGTTGTTTTACCTGTAGCCGCGAGTTCTTTAGAAGCCTGCCCAACAGGGTCTAGTTCAATCGCTACTTTTGCTTCATTTTTAACAAACTTGGTACCTTCAAGGCCAAGTGCCTTAAGCAAACCTTTTCCAACAGGTGCAACAGCAGCACCAGGGATATAAGTTAGCGGATCAGAAACAACGTCAACGCCAAAGCCAGTAAGAGCACGAATCCAATCGCCAGCCTCATTAGTATCTGGTTGCGAATCCTTGACTCCGATTTTCGCCAGTACGTCGACACCCGTAGGCTCAGTTTCACCCGTAAATCCTTTACGGAATGCTTCAATCGGATCATTTGCTAGGTCCGTCCAGACATTTCTAATGCCATAACCAGGGCGTGATAAAGTGTCAATGACGTTATGAACTGCTGGATTACCAAGAACGTTCGCAAGTGTTTCGGAATGCAAAAGTTTCTCAAAAGGATTGTAGTCATCCCATTGAGATTTGCCGGGAGTACCCCCAGACCATGCCACATAAGGAGTTCTGGGGGCAGCCGCCGTTACGGCGTTAGCAATGTCGTAAATTGACTTGGTATTTGTTACCTTAGCATTTGCCGAGATTGCATTAAGCCGTGCTCGATAATTATCAAGCCACGTCATTTTGCGCCTTAGTAGTTATAGCCGTAAGGCTGCTTATTACCTAGTTGCTGATACCAAAGACTTGCAAGACCCATCATTGCCTGAGCCTCAGCAGGAGTCTGCGAGTTATACGCAGCATACTGTTGAATATCAGAAAGTGTTGCAGTTCCATTATGATCAGCAGCAGCAGTTTGATATGCGCGCATAATACGTTGAACAGCATCCGCAGCCTGCGGACTATTTTGGCCAAACATCTGACCGGCTCGGGATGCCAGAATTGCGTAGGCATCGCCAGATGAATTTAGAGCCTTCTCACTATTAAGTTGGCTCGTCTGCTTATACTGGTTTACATCATTCTGGAACTTCTCTGTATCAAGCATAAGTCTAGCCTGGCCCAAGTCATTCTGGGCTGCATTCTGACCCGCACTACTTTGAAGTTGCTGCATCTTGTACCATTGATCAAAACCATTAGTAGCAGAGTCTTGCTGCATTTTTGCAATGGCTTGTTGGTACTGATTTTCAGCGGCTTTCTGCTGCGATGTAAGTTGTAGCCGCTGATTATCGAGACCCGACAGAGCGGTCTGCTTAGCCATAGTGGCGTCCCGTTGGGCGTTCTTGCCTACGAGACGACTATTGTCGGCAGTACGCTGATTGTAGGACATTTCATTCTGACCCTGTTGGCTATTAAATGCCTGGCGACTAGCCATATTCTGAGCCAGAGAACCTACTTGCTTCTGGGCCTGTTCTCCGATAGAACCTAGAGAACTACCAGCAGCCTGACCAAGTCCTAGACGTGCCAGCATTTCAGCAATAGCAGACTGATTCTGCTGAGCCTGATTAGATACAGAACTAATTGCATTGTTGTAGGCTGAGCCTACTTGCTGACCGGTATTATCATACTGACCGCGAATCTGATCACCTTGGCTAGCAATTTTATCGCCAAGTTGATTGTAGACTGAACCTAAATCATTATAGGCTGAGTCATATCGCTGACTAGTCTGGTTGATAATATTCTGTAGAACTTGAAACTGAGGACTAAATTGTTCAGAAGCCATCTGCTGAGCAGAAGGACCGCTATAAGGTGCGGGTGTGAAATCAGGCATACCAACAAAACCACTACTACCGGCATTTGCTGTAGCCTGCTGTGCTTGGGCTTGAGCAATAATTCGTTGAACATCAGCCGTTGTAAGCGGCGAAGGTCCTTCAGTCTCAAGAGGATACATATTTTATAGTCCGTACTGTGCAGCCCGACGGTTAATAGCGTCCTGGCGAGCCTTATCTGTCTGAACCTGCTGATCACTCTGGAAACCCTGCTGAGCAGCCAGAAGATTAGAAAGGAAGTCAGCCTTAGCCGTGTCTAGGTTACCGAACTTTGTGGAGTAATCGTTTTCAAAATCAGTATTAGCCTTAGCCCAAAGACCAGAAGTCATAAGACCTCGGGATGCATAGTCATCCTGTAGCGCACCAAAGTCTTGAGTCTTTTGCTTGCCTAGTTGATCTTTGTTCGTGTTATACTGACCAGTGTATTGGTCGGTCTGTAGTTTGGCGTTGTTTTGATAGTCAGCCCACGCTTTAGACAATGCGTTATTCTGACCTTGGAAAGTAGAATCACCAGCAAGCCATTCATCTACTGATGGCGGAGCAGGAGCAGGCGGTTGAGTTACTGGAGCAATAGCACCTGTAGGACCAGAACCTACTCTTGCCGGGGGCCTAGAAGGGGAAGCCGGAGTATAACGAGCCGGTGCCTTTTTAGGGGCCGGAGCCCTACTAATTCGACGAATTTGAATCGGCTGTCGACCACCGCCAGTTTTTGCCCCAGGACTAAAACCTGAGACACCAAAACTAGGAGCAGGTCCCGCAGGGGCAACCACAGAGGGTCTGGGCCCCTCGCCTTCATATGCGTACATTTATGCACTCCTACTTGTACCAGGTTGTAACCATGCTGGACGCATATACGCCCCACGTTGTCCTGCTTGCATTCTGCGAAGCATGGCATTTCGCTTCATACGGGCCTGTAAATCTCGCTCGTCATAACCCTCAGGAGAGTTAGTTGGACCCACATTTGGAGCACCTTGGCTACCATATTGTTTTGCGCCAGCAGCATACTTCTGGAACGCCATGCCTCGACCTTGTAGATAGGCTAGGAAATTAGGATCCATTAGTCATCCTTGGAATGATTCGGACAATCTTCGTCAGAATAAGGACAAGGACATGAATGGTCACCGTCAGCATCCGGAAGTTTTCCGCAATGATAGCAACGATCTTCATCAGTCATTAGTTAATCTTCTTACTTACTAGTGCCTTACTGGAAGTAACGGCCGTTAGGCTAAATACTCGGAGCGGACCAGTAGTAGTAGTTCCATCAACTGTTGTAGAGAGTTTAAAAGAGATTTGCCGGAATCGCAATCCTTTATTCAATCTTTGGAACATACGAGTTCCGCTTGGTTAGCCGTACTGACTGAATCTGTAACATCTAGAGAGACGTCAATTGGTTTAGCCCATGTTTTAAGATCAGACCACTTAGTTACACCGTTACTAATCTGTGACCATTTGATTGGTACGTTATATGCAGTAGGGTGAACTCGATAACTTACTGTCGTTTTAGCAAGAATATCAGCGCCCCACCAAAACATTCGCTTCCAAGTATATGGCACTTTATAGTCAAAGGTCTTAGTAACAAGACTACATGGGAAATTCTCAGCGCCAGTAGTTTTATTGACAGTATCTAGGAACTTATACCATGCATTCTTACCGTTGTCGTAACACCCTGCAACCCAGAAATAAGCATTAGTTGTAGGGTCTAGGAAGGGGTAAGGAATAAAGTGCGAAGGGGTGTGGTCGCTACCGTTTGCAAATCTCCATGTGCTGAATGCTCGGGTCCGAAGTCCGAAAATGTAGAACGTGTCAAAATACCTACAGATAAGTCTGTTACCAACGACGGATATCGAAGAATCGCTCCATGTAGTACGGGCAACAGCGTTGAAGATGATAAATGGTACCTTGACATTTAGAGGGTCCCAATTCCAGTTGGTAATACTGTAGAGAGTGTTACCAAATAGAATGTACATAACGCCTTCAAACTCAGCAAATGAGTTGACGTTAGCAATTCCTACGTTCGCCGCGACCAATTCTGTTTGACCTCGCGTGGGCTGAGAGTCATAAGAAAATGTATAAGTTGCACGGTCTTTAAAAACCACGATCCTGCCACCGAAAGCGTAAATTTTAACAATGTTCAGCCCATCCCCGTTATTTACGTCTAAGAAGTCAGTTCCTGCTGTCCAAGAACTCAAGTTTGCGGGAGCAGAGAAATTAAGTCGTGAAGGGGTCGTAGATTGGCTACCGGAGGCTACAAAAAGTCGTTCTTTGTACATTGTTGCGGAAATCCCACGAGCCATTGCAGCAACTGCGGTAAATCCACCTACAGGGTCCCAACTTCCACCAGGATTAGCCGAGTTTGGAGTAGCAATGATCCAAAGTTTGTTCTGATACTGAACTACAGCCTGTGTATCAATATTTGTAGCAATTGTGTAGAGGTGAGCACCCGAAGTTACGTCAAAAACTCGAAGATTCTTAGCAACATCAATGATCACAAAATAAACTGATCCTGCTGTAGTCGTATATGTACCAAGAACATTGCTTCCAAGGCCAGGAGGTGAAGGCATCGTCTGCAAAGATGGACGACTCACCAACGAGCCATCCAAATCAATGTCGAAATTGATTAATTCTTGGCACTCATTGTCGGCAATCTGAGTAGGCTCAGAATATGTGTTAATACCGCCAACAAATGGGCCAATAAGTACAGGCGATCCTGGCATTAGTACATCCAGTCGTCATCATCATACAAAGTGGTCACTGTAGGGTAATACGCTCGCTGTGATTCTTGTTCATCAGCCTGTCGATCAAGGCCCTGTTGAAACTGGCTAAGTTTGAACTGTGAGTTTTGTGAGTCTTCATCTAGTTCATAAGCCTGAGACATGACGTACTGACATAGAGCATTAAAGAATTGATCAGGAACAGTCAGAAGGTCAGTCATTGCAGTAATCTGAGCCGGGTTTTTTAGATAAAACACAGTCAAACCACTTGGATAGTCATTATCAGGTGCAGGATAGACATAAATACTACCTGCCCAATCATACCAAAGTACCGGAGTACCACGAGCCTGGTTCTTTGTGTCTTGAGAAATAATGTACTGCTCAGCCTCTTGGAATGTCTTATGTTCGACAGGCGTACCATTCACCCAAATTGACTGAATCTGTAGAATATCAAGAGCCGAAGGATCGTATGTTGTAACACCCGACAGAAGGTTAATACTAGCAGTAGCCTTAATTGCAGGGTTCTGTAGAATAATCTCCCGCTGGCCCATGTTAATCCAGGTGAGCACGTCAGAACTTGTAACCTGAACTGCTGCTTCATCACCAAAGATGCGCGAGACGTAGTTGTATACATCTTGCGCTTTCTTTGTAATCGGTGCCAGAGCCATTATTCAAACTTTCTGC